CGGCGGCACGCCTATGCGGCTCGTGGAGAGCGCCTGAACCTCTCCGCGTTGGCCACGGCCTCAAACACGCTTGCGCGTCGGGCGCACGCTGACCCGCTGGCCTACTTTCGCCCGACGCCACCTCAGCTGGCCTTCCTTCAGAGCAATCACCCGATCCGGCTCCTGCGCGCGGGAAACCAGCTCGGCAAGACCTGGGCAGGGCTGGCGGATGTGATCTATCGCTGCCTGGGTTCGCATCCGCACACGCTCGTCAAGGCGGCGCCTATCGAGGCGTGGGTGGTCGTCGTCAGCTGGGAGCAGTCGCTCGCCATCCAGGGCAAGCTGTGGAACCTCCTGCCCAAGGACGCGATCGAGCCTGACTGCGAGTACACGCCGGGTAAGGGCTTTCGCGGCAAGGTTCCGATCGTCCGCTTTAAGAATGGAAGTGTGCTCCGCATCCGTACCGTGAACCAGGGGGCGCTTGCGCTGGCTGGCTCCACGATTGACTACGTGCTGATTGACGAACCCCCACCGGAGGAGATCTGGTCGGAGCTGGCGGCGCGAGTATTGCGTCAGCGCGGACGCATCGCGATCACGCTTACGCCCATCGGGCTTCCGCTGGGATGGCTCAAGAAGCTCGTCGAGGATGGGGCCGTGCAGGATCTGCACTTCCCGCTCACGGTGGAGAACACGACGCCAATCGGTGGGCGCCCGCTTCTGACGCAGGCGGACATAGACAAGCTAACGTCGCAGATCCTCCCCCAGGAGGTGGCCCAGCGCATCCACGGCGAGTGGGACTCTGGATGGACCGAGGGTCGCGTGTTCAAGATGTTCGATCCTGCCGTGCATGTGAAGGCAGACGCACCTTCTGGCGAGGCGCTGATCGGCGTAGGTATCGACCACGGAACGGAGGCCGGCGCCCAGGTGGCGATCCTGACTGCGCTCGTGCGGGATGCTGGCGAGGGGCATCCTCGCTTTTGGGTGCTGGATCAGGTCGTGAGCGACGGCATGACGACGCCCGATCAAGATGCCGCCGCGATCCTTGGCATGCTGCGCCGATGTGGCCTGCGCTGGGAGAACGTCGATCGATGGGTTGGCGACCGAAAGGTTTACGGAAAGAAGAACGGCAGTCTGAAGTCAAACGCGATGTTGTCGAATGCGTTCGAACGTCAGCTGAAGCTGCCCACCGGGTCGCTTCCGTTCCGCATCCATACAGCCTACAAGCCGCGCGGGTCGGTGTTCGAGGGCTACCGGGTACTATCTGCGGCGATGCTGCGCGGAGATTTTACGATCAACCCGCGATGCCGTGGCCTAATCGAAGACTTCCAAAAATTCGACGGACGCGAGGCCAGCGAGCACAAGCATTCGATCGACGCGCTGCGCTACACGCTCGAACTGTATACTAGGCGCCTGTATCAGCCGCAGACGGTTAGGCTTGGCTGAGGGGGACACCAAATGTTCGCAGTCGGTACCATGCCCATCCCGCCAGCTCCGAGCAACCCCGAAGACGCCGCGCGCTGGGAGCACACGAGGCACCGCCGCGCGTTGATGGAAGGGCGATGGCAGCGCCTGCTTGAAGATCGCCTGGAGGCGCAGCTTGGGACGACCCGCCGCATGGCGTGGGGTATCCCGGACATGTCGAGCAACCCCTACAAGGTGATTTGCACGGAGCTTGCCACACTCTACGATGCCGAGCCTGACGTGAAGCATCACACGGCAGGGGACGTTCCGGAGCTGTGTGCGACGGATGGCCTCATCGCACGCTCCGGCTTGTGGCCCATGATGGCTCGCTTTCAGTCGCTGACCATCGCGCTGCGCGAGATGTGGATGCGGATTGACGTGGAGGATGGGCGCCTGGTGTACCGTCCCGTCACGCCTGACACGACGATCGCCGAGTCGGACCCTAGCCGGCCCACGGTTCCTAAGGCGTTTGCTGAGCTGCGCCTGCGCCGCCTACGTGGGGAGCACGTTTGGTGCTGGGATGTCCTCGACATCCGCGACCCGGAGGCCCCCCGATATGAGGTAAGAAAGGTCCAGGATGGAACGTCGCACTTTGGTGAGGACGTGACCCTTGAGGTGCTCGGCGGATACTTCAGCGGCGAGGCTTACCCCTACCGCCGCGCGGACGGTACGCCGATCCTGCCTGTGGTGCTGTACCACGCGAGCGCCTACGGGGATCGCCTGTTCGATCCGTACTACGGAATTGAGGGTTACGAAGGTTCTCTGAACTTGAGCGTTTTTTACAGCTTTCTTTCGCACAGCATGCGGGATGCTTCCTACCCCCAGCGCTGGGCGATTGGCGTGCGCGTGGCGGGAACCGACCTCGCGGACGGGAACGGACGAGGCGCCCGCGTAGAGGTCGTGAGCGACCCGACTACGATCCTCATGCTCGACGCCGCGATGGAGCAACAGCCCCAGGTGGGGCAGTTCTCCGCAGGTGCGGACGTGGAGAAGCTGGAGGCCACGATCGCTGCGATTGCTCATCGCCTCGCGACGGACGCCGGACTTTCTCCTACGGAGCTTCAGCGCACGAGCGGAAGCGCGAAGAGCGGGTATGCGATTAGCCTCTCCGCCGAGGGCAAGCGTACGGCTCAGCGGAAGTACGTGATGCAGTTCCGCCGCGCGGATGAGGAGTTGGTGCAGAAGTCCGCGATCATCTACAACCGCGCGATGGGCACAAGCTTCCCGGAGGGCGGGTACTCTGTCCTCTACCGCGAGATCCCGCTTAGCTCCGAGGAGCTGCGCGGAAGGCGTGAGCATGTGCTTGCGATGATGGAAGCCGGCCTAATGGACCGCGTGGAGGCAATCCGCTTCTTCGGCAACATGAGCGAGCAGGACGCCGCCGCGCGCCTTGCTGCGATCGACGCCATGAGCAAGGCGCCGACGTTGCCGGAAGAAGGAAGGAAAGAAGTTGCAACGTCGGCGCCCGCCGCTGCCGTATCCGATCCTGAGAGCATGTCGGAGGTTGCGGAGGAATTGGACGCCGCCGAGCAAGCATTGGCCGCGCTCAAGATGAACGCCGAGCAGGCCCGCGTCGTGGCCGCTGTCATCGAGAGCTTGCGCGAGGCTCGCGGCTACCTGGGGCTCGGGCCTTCTGTCGAGGCCGTCGTGGAGATCCACGAGGAAGAAGACACGGCAGAGGAGACGGAAACCGAGGAGGCCTCGGAGCCTGTCGCTGATGTGGCGGAGGCGTCGGAGTCTGTGGCCGCGGCGGCCACCTCCGCTGGTGTGCCGGCATCCGCTGTTGCGCTCAATGGCGCGCAGGTCCAGGCCGCGCAGGGGATCATCATGTCGGTCGCGAAGGGAGAGCTTCCGCGGGCCTCCGGCGTGCAGATGCTGGTGCAGTTCTTCAACATGGCGCCGGAAGCCGCAGACGCGCTCATGGGTGAGGTGGGGCGCAGCTTCACTATCGAAGCGGAGACGGTGGCCTGAATGCCATTCATTAGCGAGCGCCAGCGCGATTACCTGAAGCGGGAACACCCGGAGGTCTACCGGCGTTTCCTGCGCGACGAGCGCGCGATGGGCTTTGAGCTGCGCGCACCTGCGGACGTGTCAGCAGTCGCCAAGCGCGGCCTAGAAGCGCGTGAGCGCTACGGACGCGGCGGGACCCTGGTAGGCGCAAGGCGTGCGCGCCAGCTCGCTGATCGTGAGGTGGTGAGCATTGAGACGATCAAGCGCATGGTCGCGTATTTCACGCGGCACGAGCGCGACCTAGACGCGCCTGCGGCCAAGCCGGGACACCCGGACTATCCGAGCGCAGGACGCATCGCGTGGGATCTTTGGGGCGGGGCATCGGGGCGGGCGTGGGCAAGACGGCAGCTGGAAGTGTGGAACCGCGTGCAAGACGCACGACAGGAGGAAGGATGAACGAAGAAGGGACCAACGCGGATAGCGGAGCAGAGGCGCGTATCCGTCAGCTCATCGCGGAGAAGAAGCAAATGGAGTCGCAGCTCGCGGAGCTGCGCGAGAAGGCGAGCGCTGCTGAGAAGTGGCAGGCTAAGTATGAGGAGGCGCAAGGCACCTACAAGGCCGAGCGCGAAGCGGCGGCGCTGGAGCGCCAAATCCTCTCCGCTGGCGTGACCGATGCGGAGGGTATCGAGTACGTCCAGCACGCATACGGCAAGCTTCCCGCAGATGGCCGCCCTCCGCTCGCTGAGTGGTTGGCTAATCGCGATGCGCTCCCTAAGGCCGTGCGCGCGTATCTCTCTGAGCCTGCGGCTAGTGCGGCTCCTACCGCTGCTGGTGCGCCTGCTGCTACTGCGCCTGCGCCTGCGCCTGTGCAAATGCCTCGCAGCAATGCTGGGGCCGTTCAGAGCGCGGCACCTGCGGCTACCGCCTGGAGCGCGGAGGCGATCTCAAAGCTGAGCCCTGCTGAGTTCAAGGCAAACCGGGACGCGATCATGGCGAGCCTTCTCGCGCCTTGACAGTTTGTCATTAGCGGACATACCCTAGCCGTGAGGGGTAACCCTCACGCGCTCGGGGCAAGCTCCCGTAAAAAGCGACAGGCGCGGCAAACCTCGAACCCTTCAGGGAGGCCCTCATGGCCAATATCGATTTTGCCGCTCTTAGCGGCAACGCGCGTATCTCCGCTGTCCTTCACCAGATGATCCAGACCAAGCTTGCCGACAAGGCCAGCCTCTGGCGTCACCCGGCGATCTCTTACTTCGGCACGCTCTCCGGCTCCGGCTCCACGGCCCTTCAGGTGCCTGTCGTCGGTCTCGGCGGGACCGACGTGATGGCTTCGGTTGCTGACGGTATCGGCGTGGCGAACACCTCGATCACCGCTTCCGCGGCCACGATCACGATCGCTCGGCAAGCCTTGAGGTACGATCTAACGGACCTGGCGAAGCTCAGTAACCCCATTGCTGGTGGCATGGGCGTTGGCATCGAGGGTCTCGCGGAGTCCATCGTGACGGGTGCTGAGATGCGCTTCACCTCGATGGTGTGTAACCTCGCCTCGGGTATCTCTACCTCCGTTGGTTCGACGGGCGTGGACCTCTCCGTGGCGACGTTCTACAGCGCGATCTACGCTCTTCAGCTCACCGCGAATGACCCCACCTTCATGGCCGTCCTGCACCCGCAGCAGATCAATGACCTTATGAACAGCCTTCGCAGCGAGGCCGGCCCTGGTCAGTACCTCGCCGCCAGCCAGGAGCAGGTCCAGGCCAAGGGCCCTGGCTACCGCGGCTCGCTCTTTGGTGTTGACCTCTTCACCTCCACGAAGATCCCGACTGCCAACGCTGGCGCGGACTACGCGGGCATGATGTTCAGCAAGGGCTTCTGCGGATACGCGGACGGCACGCCGGCCCCCGTGCAGGGCGCTGGCGGGCTCATCCTCCCCGCCGGTACCCCGATCGTTGTGGAGCTGGAGCGTGACGCTTCCGCGGCCCTTACCAAGATCGTGGGCTCCTACTACGTGGGCGTGGCTGAGATCGAGGACGCGCGCGCTGTGCAGATCATCAGCGACTTCTAGTCCCTGACTTGCACGGTTAGCGCCGGGTGGCTTACGGGTCACTCGGCGCTAATTGCGTCAGGAGGAAGGAATGGCAGCAACATTTGGAACGGGTGGCGGGAACTTCAGCGGGACGGCAGCAACGCGACCAGCAGCAATGCGTGACCTTCTGCCGATGCCGTCCAGCGGCCCCTGGTGGTTCATGCACCATCCCGCGCGCTGGCTGCTCGTGGGCGATGAGTGGCTCCCTGCTCTCGGCAAGATGGTGGCTGAACCCGGTATCAACCGCGTGGACAAGGACGGGAACACCGACCTTGTAGAGGTAGGCAAGCGCAAGCAGGGTTGGACCATTATCCCGTGGGAGGTCGAGCCTGGAGGCTATTGCATCGCGTGGGATGGGCAGAACGGGAAGGTGCACCTCTCCAAGTGGGAGACGCCCAACATGATCGCGGGTCAGGTGCGTGTGAAGTCCGATGAGGCCGCCTACTGGGACTTCTGCCGCCGCCTCGTAGCGGAAGGCCACATTAGCCTCCCCGATGCGCAGTTCATTGACGTGATCATCGAGCGTCAGGCGCAGCACGTGGAGACCCTGCGCAGCTCGGCGCCGACGCATCCCGCGAGCGCCCTGGTGCTTCCCGCGGAGGAAGCCAAGCTGGCGAAGATGGAGGCCGCTAAGGAGCGCCTGTACGCCAACGAGCCTGCGCCCAAGCGAGGCCGCAAGTGAGCGGCGAGATGCCCAAGCATCGCGAAGCGATGGAGCGCATGACAAAGCGCCTAGTGGATGGCGGAATGCCGAAGGACAAAGCGCGTCAGATCGCGCAAAATGAGGCCGTTAAGGCAGACAGGCGCGAACGCGATAAGCGGTAACAGGGGGGCAGGATGAGCATTTCTGAGACGCTCTATACGGCACGCTTCCGATCTGGAGAAGAGATCGAGCGTGGGCGTAATCAGGTGCTCACCTGCCCAATCTACAGGGCCGGCGCTCTCGTGGCGCCGCTCTCCGGAACCGTCAGCATCTACAAGGCGGATCAGACGGCGCTGATCAATGCGGCGCCTGTCACCATTACCGGAAGCGTGGCGAGCTACGCGCTGGCAGGAGCGGCTACCACAAGCCTTCAGCTGGAAGACGGCTGGCTTGTTGAGTGGACGCTTCAGATGTCGCTGACGGTGCAGAATGTGTTCAGGAATGACGCAGTTCTTTGCCGCAGAACCCTTTATCCAGTCGTTACGGATGCGGACCTGCTGCGCCGGCACAGTGACTTGAATCAACTCCTGGCAGCTGGCACGACCAGCTACCAAGACTACCTGGACGAGGCGTGGGCGACGATCGTTAATCGCATCACGTCCAACGGGCGCAGGCCCTTTCTCGTGATCCAGCCAAGCGCGCTGCGTGACGCGCATCTGTGCCTGACGCTTCAGCTCATCTTCCTGGACTTCCAGACCAGCGCCGGTGACGGCGGGCGCTGGCAGGCCCTCGCGGAGCACTACGGGCGAGCGTATACGGAAGCCTGGGCACAGCTCCGCTTCACGTACGACGAAAGCGACGAGAACAAGGTGGACACGTCAACGAAGAAGAGCGCCGCTAGTCAGGTGTGGACCAATGGACGCGGACAGGCGTTCGGCTACTATCCGAGGTGGTGGTAATGGCCTCACGCACGGTTCGGCAGCTGCGCGAGGATGTGAGCGCTCGCATCGCTGCGCTTCCAGGCCCCTGGAAGGAGTCGCGCGTAGCGCCGGATAATTTTGGGCGGGACAGCGATTCGATCGCTCACAGAGCCTATGCCGTTCATCCGACGACGACGGACGATCTGCGCGCCTACCGCGGACGCCCTGCCGAGGGCCTACTTGTAGAGACCACGCTTGAGATCCGCTACTCGTGGCGCCTCGCACCCAAGGGCATGAGTGATAGCTACGACGATGCACTAGACGGAGAGCAGGCGATCGTAAATTGCCTCATGGCATATGATGCCGTTTGGCCGTCTAGCTACAAGGTGCAGCTCGTCAGCACGACCCGCGAGACAAGCACGATCGGAGAGTGGGTCGTGGGTATGCTAACCTTCCGCATCGTTCACACTCTGCCACTACAGTAAGGGGGACACATGGCCGCTTCTACCGTCATTAAGAACTTCCGCGATGGAACCATCAAGCTCGATGATGGGACCACGCCCACGCCGATCACGCTCACGGTTTCGCTGGATGCTGGCGACTTCAGCATCTCCGGCCTGAACCAGGGGAACACCGAGGCGACGACCTACCTCGACCGCGGCGATCTGGGGTCTGTGAGGCTCA